GAAGTATCAAACGAAACCCAAGAGGGGCAGACCCCCCAAGAAACAACAGGAACTAAAGACAGTGGTGAAGAAGGCTTTCAAGCCTCTGAAGCAAGTCCAGACAATACCGAGACGGCTGACGTTCAGCAAAATGTTGAAAGACCTGATTGGCTTCCTCAAAAGTTTGAGACGCCAGAACAGTTAGCCCAATCTTATAAGCAACTTGAAGGAAAATTTCATACTCGAAGTGATGATTTCCGAAATAGCATAATTGAAGAAATGGCTACGGAGGCAAACAAGGATGTTCCTGCACCAGGGGATTATGCAATAAACCTAGAAAAGCCAGATGGGATTAATTTTGATGTTAGTGAAGATGATCCAATGGTTGGATGGTTTAGGGAAAAAGCACATGATCTTGGATTGTCCCAAAATGAATTTGATGGTTTCTTAAACGAATATATGGTTATGGACTCACAAAGAGGTCCTGACTGGAATACAGAAGTTAAGGAACTGGGAGAACATGGAGAAAGAAGACTTGACAGAGTAGATACTTGGGCGAGTGCCAATCTATCTGAAGGGTCTTATGAAAAATTTTCAAACATTAGAGCAGATGCTGCAACTGTTAAACTTTTTGAAGAGTTAATGGAATTGAATGGTCAACCTAAATTTAACATGACAACTGAAACGCAGTTCCAAGAACAGTTAAATCTTGATGACTTAAAAGCGATGCAAGCTGATCCTAAATACTGGAGAGATAAAGACCCAGCTTTTATCAACAAGGTTCAACAGGGATTTTCTCAATATTCAAGAAGAAAAGAAAAAGGAGCAATGTGAATTAACACCCACTCTTTTTTTGGTTAATTTGTAATTACTTGAAAGCCCGTAAGCTGACATAGTAGCCCTGAAAGTCGACAATAGGAACAACTACGACATTGAAGGCAGAACGGAACAACTGGACAGTATTTAAACTTTAACTAACTATAGGAGAGAAGCAATGGCTGTTTCTACCATAAGCACCTCCTTTATCGAGGAGTTTGAGTCTGGCGTTCATCTGGCTTATCAGAGAATGGGTTCTAAACTCCGAAACACAGTTCGAAGCCGTAATGGTGTAAAGAACAAGACTACGTTTCAAAAAGTCGGTAAAGGTTTTGCTACAACTAAAGCAAGGCATGGGGCAGTTGCTCCGATGAATTTAGCCCATACAAATGTGAACGTAACCTTAGAGGATTGGTTTGCAGGTGAATGGATTGATGATTTGGATCAATTAAGAATTAACCATGATGAAATGATGGTCGCTCAACAATCAGGTGCTTATGCACTTGGTCGTAAAACTGACGAACTCATTTTAGACGCAATGACAACAACAACATCAGCACATGATGAAACTTCAAACGGCATTACCATAGCCTGGGCTTTAGAGCTTATGGAAAAATTCGGTAATAACGAAGTTCCTGATGACGGCAAACGCTTTGTAGTAGTCGGTCACGAGCAATGGTCACAGTTAATGCAACTGGATCAGTTCAGCAGAAGTGAATATATTCCTACTTCTGAACTACCATTCTCAGGTGGAATGACTGCTAAAAGATGGCTCGGTTTTATGTGGTTTGCTCATTCTGGTTTATCTGGAAAGAACGGATCAGGTGCAGCTGGAACAACTCATAAAGAATGTTTTGCTTATCATGCAGATGCCGTGGCTCATGCCATTGGTGCTGATATCAGTTCAAATATGCAATATCACAACGATAAGGACAGTTACTTTGTATTAAACAAGATGCAAATGAACTCATGCCTGATCGATGTTGAAGGTGTATTTGAATGTGAACTGAAGAATTAGGAGGTAGATATGGCGTTTGTAAGAGATGATTTATCCCTCGTAAGTTACTCAGGTAACGGCTTTCACATTTGGCATTATAAGTCAACTGGCGATGCCCTTAATACGATTGATGCAGTAAATTACTTTAATACTATGGTATCCGAAGTAAATGTTGGCGATGTAATATTCGTTAATGCATCAAACGGATTTGGTATTACGACAGTTGTTGCAAATGATGGTAGTGCGATTGACACTGCTGATATTGTCAGCATGACATCAGATAGTCGTTAATGGCTGAAAATAAGAAGAAGAAGCAAGCACCTTCTAAGGAGGGTGCTTCTTCAGACTCTCAACCCAAAGCGAATAGAATTAAGCTTGGGAAGGGAGTTATCGTAGGTTCAAAAGCTAAGCTTGGGGAGAAATACTGATGGATTATAACAAGCTTAAAAAAATGATTGGCAGGAAGTATAAACAAAGTCTTCCTTTCTTTAAGAAAACCTCTAAACAACTTCAAAAAGCAGGCATTGCTACAGGTAAAAGTCTTGCCAAATCAGGTCAGCAAATAGCAAAGGATATTTCTAAGACCAAAGTTGTTAAACAGAATGTTAAAACAGCACAGGCTAATGTACAGGCTGTTAAAAACCTTGCAAGCAAAACTGGTTCAGCAGTTGCTTCTACAGCCAGTCAAGTCTACAAGCAATCTCCTGTAAAAGTTGACCAGAAAGTGGCCAACAAAATAAAGAAAACTGTCATGAAAGCTGGAGGTTCTGCTACAGATCAGGCTTTTTCTATTTATAAATCCCATGTTCGTCCAGAGCTTGCAGGATTAACAGATAAAGCATCAGGACTTGTTGGAGGTATCAAAAAGCGTTTTATGGGTTCATACAATAAAAATAAAAGAGGTAAATAATGCCTGAAACAACTGATGGTAAAAAATTTGATTATTCCAAACTTGGGATGATGAAAGCCAAAATGCATCAACAAATGCTAGATAAAAATAAAATGGGTATGGGTAAAAAGATTTTAGACAGTATTTTTACTTTTAAAGCTAACGATCCTAACAACACTCAAAATAGAGTTCCTCCTTTTAATAAAGAATTTTGGAAGAAGCCCTATGGGAGATCTTCTAACTAAATGCCTACAACTCCTAGTACCGATGTCGAAGTAGCCCAGAAAGCAATGGTGCTTGTCGGCTTAACTGCTTTAACAACATTTACTGATGACAATGATGAAACAAGGGTAATGAACACTATCTATGAAGATGTTGTGCAAGATTGCCTTAGTCAGAATAACTGGAATTTTGCAACAGGTCAGGCAACATTAGTAAGGCTTACTGATGCACCTCTTGATCGTTGGGATGCAGCTTACATATTGCCTACCGATCCAGTAGTGATGCAAGTGCAGACAGTTACGATTGATGACGTTCCTCAAAATTATGATATTTATGAACGTAAAGTTTATATCAATGCAAGTGAGAATGATGTTGTAACTCTTAACTACATATTCAGAGTTGGGACACAAAATTGGAATCCAACCTTTACCTTATGGGTTATTTATCGCCTTGCCTCCGTTATGGCTTTGTCTGTGATACGGAAAGCAGATGTAGCTGATGCTTATGTGAAACTAGCTGAAGAACAGTTCAAGAGAGCTAAAGCCAGAGATTCACAACAGGTAACAACACAATCTGTCAGATTAAACAGATTTCACAGAGTAAGACATGGTGCTGGTTATAACAACATAGAGGGTACTACACCGAGCTAATGCATGACAGTCCTCAGAAAATATTACACTAATTTCACAAGTGGAGAAATCTCACCTTTATTAAGTTCCCGTGTTGACTCCGATGCTTACAGAAACGGAGCCAAAAAGCTTAGTAATGTTCGTATCAGGGCTCAAGGTGGAGTTATTAAAAGACCTGGAATGAAGTATCTTCAGACACTTTCTTCATATAGTTCTGCTAATCCGTTAAAAAATTCCCAAATGGAATCTTTTGTTTACGATGAAGATGAAGCTTACATCATGTTATTTAGCTCCAATTTACAATCAAATAATGGTGTTCTTAATTTTATTGATGTATCAACACCTACTAGCAAAACGGAAGTTATTTCTAATACGACTAAGTGGCAAACAGCACAAGTTGGTCAGCTTAAAGTAGCTCAGTCAAGAGATACAATGTTTGTTGTTCATCCTGACAAACAGATGCAAGTTGTAACAAGAACGGCTGCAGATACTTTTACAGTTACAGATTTTGCTTTTGATACAAGTTCTGGTATGAGTTATCAGCCCTATCACAAGTTTGCAGGTTCTGCTGTTACGATAACACCAAGTGGAACATCAGGTTCAGTCACATTAACTGCAAGCTCAAGTGTTTTTGTTGCAGGACATGATGATACTTATATACGTCTTGTTGATAGTGCTGGAACAGTTCGCCATGCTTTAATTACAGCTTATACAAATGGAACAACTGTGACAGCAACTCTTTCTGATGCTGTTGCAAATACAAATGCCATTACAGATTGGTCAGAACAGGTATTTTCATCTGTCAGGGGATATGCAAGAACAGTTCAATTTCACGATCAAAGACTGATATTTGGGGGAAGCAGAGATTTACCAAACTATATCTTTACATCAAAGTCAGGTATATTTACAAACTTTGATGTTGGTACAGGATTAGATGATGAATCAATTCAGGTCCAGATTGCAGAATCTCAGGTATCAGAAATCAAGGCACTTCAATCAGGTCAGCATTTATCAATCTTTACATCTGAACAGGAACTCTATGTTCCAACAACGGAAAATAAACCACTTACTCCTGCAACAGTAACAATTAAAAAACAGACAACTTATGGAAGTGGTGAAGTAGAACCTGTTTATTTTGACGGAGCAACTGTATTTCTAACAAAATCTAAAGGTACAATTAGAGAGTTTCTTTTTTCAGATTTATCACAAAACTACAAATCTGATTCAATTACAATCCTTTCTCCAGAGCTTGTAGGAACACCCCAAAGACTCTGTGGTCAGGATGATGCTGAAAATCATGTTGAAAGTTATCTTTATTCTGTAGATCAGTCTGGAACATCTGAAAAAAACAGAAAGGGAGACCTTGCAGTTTTTATGTCAATCAGAAAAGAAAAACTTAATGGTTGGTCTAAATATGAAACAAGAGGAGAAATAAAAGACATCATTAATGTTAACAGAAAAATTTATGCAAAAGTTGAAAGGCAAGTTGGTCAAAGTGGTCTTATAATTACTTTTCCAGCAACTAATAATGATTGGACTGTTGGCTCTGTGCTTTCAATAAATACAGGTATAGGAAATGCTTTTGATGGATATCAAATGGAAACATTTACCTGTATAGGAAGTGGGACACCTGGACCAGGAGAGTATCTAAAAGGAGCAAATTTAGATGGTGCTGATGGAACAAAATTTAATTTAGCTACTGCTATTCAAGCTTCTCCAAATTTTGATACACAACTTTTTTTAGGAAGTTCAG